TTTTTGCTCCTTCTAGCTACAACCCAACTACTGGGTTGGTAGCGTGTGTAGTTCAGCCTCGTACAAGCTTTAACTTGTGCGAGATCACTGTATTGCAACTGCTATCAGTCCTAGACCCCAGGGAAGCTCCGCCTCGTCCAGCCGGACGGGGGAGGCATCTTACTGGGTTCCGAGAGGTGAAAAGGGAAAATTGGCCCTCTTCCACGTCGATGCCTAAGGACTGGTATATGAGCGACTTGTTTTAAAGAACATTTCGTTTCGGATGACCTCCACAGGCCTCTCGACAGAGGTAACCAGGGGTTCCTGGGACTGAGAACGGATTTTCCGTCCAGTCTCTCACCTTGAGGGATAACAGTGAGACAACCTCACGGTTTAACCACCTACCCCCGGAGGGGTGCCTGCCGCCCAATACCGTATTTATATGGTATTGCAAACGGAAGGGAACGGTTATTAATAAATAATAACTAACATGCTAAACCTAAACGCGACAACAAGAACCCTATGGGAAGCTTGGCTGAAGCGCTTAGAAGCAGGCCGTTCTTGGCAGCTCGTCGTAAAACGCGAGCGAGCCTTGGAAGGGGCACTCATCAGGGTGTCCCGACTTTGGCTAGGTGACGTAAACCGGTCGTGGATATTATCTATCATTTCGTTTAGCCGCTTCTGTATTCGCTTGAGGTCACGGCGCGGGTCCAAGGGACTAGCTATTTATCTCAAAACTTGTAGCATTCTTCTGATGAAGCTTGCTGCAGGTGAAAAGGTAAAAGATCTATCTCCTTATGGATGCCGCGTCGCCCGCACGGGGGCAGGAGTACCGAGAATCATACCTAAGATTCATCGGAAGGCGTTACTATCGGCAGATCCGAGATTCTTGCGTTTCTGGTTGACTTTATTCGGTTTGTACCGAGTACTGGACTTCCGCGCAAAATTTTCGGTTAAGACGATAGTGACTCCTGGTCCTTCTTTAAATCTGGAGGCTTATTCGTGGTTTATACCTTATTTCTTCTCTGATCTAGAGAAGCTAGGGTGTAAATTCGAATTTCCCGAATGGGAACCTCTAGAATTGAAGAAGGCTGCTCCTGGTACCCAGACGGGATCTAAACGTTGTAAAGGAGGGGTATACGTCGGACAGGGCCCCATGAGACGTCTAATTTGGGTCCAGACGTCCATGTCAGTCCTGTTCGAGCAAGCCGTACAGTTTTTCAACTTTCCGGACCTGCTATCTAGTCTCAAGAAGGTTGGGGACCTTCTAGGGCCAGATGCGATGCCTCGAATGGAGACGTTTAAATCCCTCGTTGTGGGAGCGAGTGTCTTTCCTTGGCCCCTCGGTAAATTGGGCGTCAAGGAAGAACCGGGGAAGAAGCGAGTGTTTGCGATGGTCGACTGGTGGACCCAGACTCTCCTGTTCCCTCTTCACAAGGCGATATTCGGATCTCTGAGGTTTATCCCTCAGGACTCGACGTTCGACCAAATGAAGGGTGTCAGGCGAGCGAGGGAAGAGGTTCAAGGAGGATATGTTGCCTCTCTTGATCTCTCGGCCGCTACAGACAGACTCCCCGTCTCTCTGCAGTCTCTCCTGGTCGATCATCTCAAGCCCGGGTTGGGAGGTCCTTGGAAAGACCTCCTGGTCGGGCGAGCCTACAAAGTCCCGAAGAAGTATTCGTCGGTTGCCCAACAGGTTTTCTATGCCTGCGGACAGCCTATGGGTGCTTATTCTTCGTGGGCGATGTTGGCCCTCACTCACCATTTCTTGGTGCAGTTGTCTGCTCGACGAGCTGGTGCTCGTGAGTGGTTCACAAGGTACGCCGTGCTGGGTGACGACGTGTTGATATGGGATCGACACGTTGTCCACCAGTATCTCGAGCTTATGAAAGAGCTTGGAGTAGGAATCTCGATGCATAAGTCCCTTGTCTCCAACAACGGGACTTTCGAGTATGCAAAGAGATTCGTTGCCAAAGGAGTCGATTGCACTCCGCTTCCTCTTCGTGAGGCAGCGGCTGCAACTTCCTCTCTGGACGCACTGCTCCTACTCCTTAATAAGTTTCGGCGTGATTGGAGACCGGCGGACGTTCTGGCCTTCCTCGGGAAGGGTTACAAAGTTCGGGGTTCGTTGTCCAAGGCTCTTCGACGTCAGTCTAGAGTCGTGGCTCGAACCCTCGTCTTTTTAGCCCAACCCGGAGTGAGTCAGATTTCGTTTGCTTCCTGGTACCAATGGTTCGGGATGGTTGGTATAAATTCGTCACGTATACTGCCTCTGGCCGATTTAGAGGTCAAGTTGAATACTCTTCTTGACTACTACACCGACCATGCGTATAGTGGGCATGCCCGTTGGATGCGTCCGACCAACTACGGTATGTTAGAGTTTATTCCGCCGCTTGAGCCAGCGGAGCCTGGTTCAGGTCTTGAGATTTCCGATAAAGAGACGTTATCGCAACAGATAATGTATCTTCTCCTCCCTATCATTGGAGGGAAGATATATGATGCTAAGCAATTCCGTCTTTCACGGCCCGAGAACTTCGTTCTCTCCGATGAATCGGATTTCGACAAGGCCTTCCAGGCTTTCTCGGATTACATTTCTCGTCTAGACAAGACGGAACGGTATATGCCCGACTTCTGCAAGATCAAACTTGAAGAGTCGAAGCGTAGACCGGCTTCTTGGTGGATGAAGATCTGGGAATTCGGGAGTGGCTGGGAGACTCACTAGTTTTTGCGAGAATGCCGACCCGGATATTCCGAGGGTTCTTCTATCGGGAGATGTCCCCAGGAGGTCTTCGGAGGGATATACCGTCCTGCAACCTTAAGCAAGTTGTGGGAGGCGTATATAAACGCTGAACTCCAGCCTGCTCTCTGGGTCTCCAGGTAGTCCTCTGTCTGTGGGTGATGGTGAGGTAGTGGCTTACCAGCCCTCAGACATGTCTGCCTGCCCTGGAGTAGTAGTTACTGGGGAGAGGTTCAATAAACGCGCAGCTAGGCATTTAGACTTAGGATAAATCCACACCTGGTGGGAGTGGTTCTTCCACCTTGTACGGTGTCACCGAAAAGGAGGAGGGGGAGTAATCTCCCAAATCCTAAGAATTTAACACGCAACTGAGCGCGCGGGACCGCAAATTCGCCGAAAGGCGGGGGGCGGTATCCCGTTCTGATAGCTTCAACTTCAC